ATTCTAGAAACATTTGTTTTCCAATCACCTCTTCCTTTAACTAAATCAGTTGCCGCTTTTTTCATTAATCTAGCGTACTGCATAGGTGTATTTTGAAAAGCTAATATTAATCTACCAAGAGGAGACGCTTGTTGCTGAGATATTAAATCAGGTCTAGAAGACTGTTGTGTTTCCTCTGCTATTTGTTGGAAATCTTCAAAAGCTTTAGACTCGGCCTGCTGTTGAGGTATTCCTTCTTTTAAATATTTATTTACTCTATTTCTATAGAAAGTAGAACCACCAGAAGCAATAGCGAAACTATCCGCTATTTGTGTAGGTAAAAACCCTTTTTTAAGTAACCAAGCTAAAGCTGCTTTTGCTTTGTTTTTAGAATTAGCAACAGCGTTTGCTATTTCAGATTCATTTACATCTGTCTTTAATCCAGCACGTCTTTGTTTCAACATGTCAGAATTAAATATCATAGCAAAATCTTTCCAGTACTGAGGTTGATTAGCAAATGCTGCTGATGCTTTAAATATATTGTTATCACTCCAATTTATAAAGTTAACAGTAGATAATAACTGTAACGTAGCAGATCTAGCATTGAAGAACATTATAGCACCAACAGAATTATTAACCCAGTTAGAGAACATATTTGTTAATCTACTTTGCCCTTGTTGTCTATTAGTACCGTTTTCCATACGGTATAATATATCTTCTAAAGCTTCTCTAAAATTAGAACCATACACAGCTTCTATTTTGTTTAAATTTTCTTTAGAAAATATTATGTTTTTATTTTCAATCCATTCACCTAGATAGTCTTTTCTTCCTACTTTATTAGTTATATTATCTAAGTCTGAAGCTATACTTTCAACAACCCAATGATCACTAGGCTGTACGTAGCCTTGATCTTGTTTTGATATTTTACCTAACACCTGTGAAAAAGCTTTTAATTCTGGATCGTTAGCAACAGTCTCAATAAGTGTTTTTGTGTCTCTAACACTAAGACCAGGTATTTCCATACCTAAATCATTCCAAAGATAAGCTCTAATAGCATGATCATAAGTAAAGCTAGTATTAGGAATAGGTTTACCAAGTTTCTTTCTTACGTTAGGAAATTCCTTCTTTAGTTTTCTATAATCATGTGTTATAGCTTGTTTAGCCGAATTAATTTCTCTTATAGCTCTACCAAATGGATCTATTAAAGCTTTTTGGAAAAACTTCATTTGCTCATCTCCACGTTTTCCTTTTGTTAAGAAATTATAAATTAAACCTTTAAAATCCTCTGCTGATGGTGGAATAAAGAATTTCCATTTACCAACATGCTCTCCACGTTTTTGAGCAACAACATCTGAGAATCTAGTTTCAGATCTTATACCTTTTGTTTCTTCTAATATTTGATTGAATCTAAAGTTCATATCTTTACTAAACTTGTATTTAGCTTGTTGAACCTTCGACTTAACATCAAATTGATCTAACATATTTTTTACCGCTTGAACATTAGCTAAATGATCGTCAGCAAAATATATATCATTATAACCTTCTCCAACCATATCAGCTATCCAAAGAGCTTTAGATTCTGATGTAGAGCTTTCTAGTGTTATAATATTTTCTAGAGGTATATTTAATCCTTGAGCTTTTAAGAACTCGTAAATAGGTATTTTAGCGGCGTGTGGTCTAGCTGTTAGTATGTATTGATCTTTTAATCCGTATTTTTTAGCTCTATCAATAGCTTTCCCAAATAATGGTCCTTGCTCTCCTTCTATGATTTGATTAAACTCAGAAAAATCAAATGTAGCGTTTTTAGTTTCTAAATCAGCTCCTTTATGAGCAAACTCTCCAGCGTCTAATCTACCCTTAATATATCCTCTAGTAAAACCATCCATTTGCTCTGTTAGCTTTAAAGGCATTGGACTGTCCATTGTTAATTTATCAGTTTTAACTTCTGCGAAGTTATTACCAAATAATTCTTTAAATGACTCTTTATTACCTTGTACTTTTTCGTGGTTTGCTTTTACAATACCATCTTTCAAAGAACGTTCTTTTCTATTACGATTTCTTTCTAAAGCCGTTTCAAGAGAAGTCTCAACAAATAACATCTGTACATCGTATCCTTTAGCTCTAAATTCATCAACTTGCTTTTGCATGTTTTTTAATGAACCACCAGTACCATCTACTACTATACCATCACCTCTACCTTTGTATTTCATTAACTTTCTAGTAGCTATTCTTCTAGCTTCCCAAGTTAATTTACCCAATTGTGAAGCTTGTTTTTGAGTTAAATCATTCATATTCTCTGGTAAACCATGGTTTTTCTTTAACCATTCTAAAGCTATGTCTTGATTTACTATTTTAAAACCTTGTTTTTCTAAACCTAGTTTATTAACAACATTAGATTTACCACTACCAGCTCCTCCAGCTAAGAATATAACTTTTCTACCAGGTTGTGGTGATCCGTCTGGATTTGGCATTGTGTATCTAACACCCGACTTAGTTCTAGCTAAGGTATCGTCTAAATCCCAAACACTCATACCCTTGTTAGGTTTGTTAACTATACGCGACATCTTATATGCTCTACGAAGAGCTCCAAGGTCTTGCATATCTTTATTTGTACCGTTCATTATATTGCTAGCTTTAACAAAATCTCTACCAATAAACTCTCCATCAGTTCCTTTATCTTTAGGATCGATACTTCTTATAGATTCCATTCTTTTGTCTCCAAAAGTACTCATATTATAATAAGGATGTTGTCCTTCTGGTCTTTTACTACGTAGTTTATTTTCTACTAAAACCTTATCCATAGTTTTACGTATAACAGCAACGTTATAACCTTCCCAAACATTAGGATCTAAACTACCGTTGTTCATGTAGCTTTTTAAAACTCTTAACGCCATTTGAACTTGAGGTATCATGTGTTCGTATTCTAACTTTTTACCTCTTTCTGCTCTAGGTACTTCTAAAACACTTTCTCCTAAGTATTTGAAATTCGCACCTCTACGCATTATAGATGACATTCCAGAACCCATGCTAGTAATTAACATTCCTAAATCAGCATAATCTAAACTTGGATTTTTACTAGATACTTTTTTCCAAGCAAAATCCATTAACTTTTCTATAGCCTCTCTAGTTTCTAATGCTTGAATCTCTCTACCTTCAAAATTCATATCTCGTAAAGCAGCATCACTACTTTCTGTTAGTAACGTTGTGTTTATATTAAGTTCTTTTTCTAGTTGATTTATAGATTTAACACTACCATCTTTATTATATACATCAACTCCAATTTTACCTATAACGTTTTCTACAAAATCAGGGACACTTTCAAACACTTGTTTTCTATTTGTAGATTTTGTATTTGGATCAAAGTTTGGATTATCTATAAGCTCTCCGTCTCTAAAAATATATCTTTTATCGGCTATACCAGAAGCCCCAGCATACATACCTTTAAAATATTTTAACAAATATTGTGCAGCTCCAGGAACACCCATGTCTTTAACAAACTCAAGTCCTAAATCTACAGGTATTGATCTTTGTTTTATAACTCTATCTTTATTTAAAAAATGAGTACCAACGTTTATAACTCTTCCATTTTTATCTAAAGGTAACACATTTATTAAAGCTTCTTTAATAGCATAATCTGTATTTTCCCCTATCCATTCGTCAAGTAAAAATTCTTCTATAGTTTTTGGTAGTTCTATAGATTTACCCTCTGGATTACTATGTTTTTTTAATATCTTGTTATAATCTTTTATTTGATCATAAACTTTATTAACTAAAGAACCCATTTGTTTTTTAGTTAAGTCGTCTTTGTAAATTCTATCAACCGCGTTTGCAACAGATTTCTTATCGTTGTAGTTAGACATAAGAACTTCTTGAACAAACTCTGGATATTTACTATCAATTCCAGACCTACTAAACATGTAAACTGATTTTCCATCTTCTAAAGATAATCTTACATTGTCACTAACATTACCTCTTTTTGCTATTTCTTCTCTAACAGCTTGATTAGTTAGCATTTTACCAGTCTGCGCTACTAAAGCTTTTATTCTAGCACTAGTGTTACTATCTTTTTTATATAGATTTGGTTGACCTCTTTCTGTTATACCAAATACTTCTAAAAATTCTGGTACGTTTATATTATCTCTTTTTATTTGAATAGCTAACCCAGCTTTAGTACCTGTTTTAGCCATACTAGCTCTATCTGTTTTTGTATAAAAAGCGTCTAGTAAAACTTTTTGAACACCTGTAGATGTTCCACCACTAGTAGCTCCTTCTGGTAGCATTGCTAGTAAAGTATCTGCGTTTTTATTAATAAACATTTGGGCATTTTTAACATCTACTTTAGTTAAATTACCAGGTTTAGGAACTATACCAAACATTTCTTGAGTTAAACTAGGTGTTAGGTCTTTTAGGTTTTTAAAATTTAAATCTTTTAAATCTGGAATAGATTTTTTAACCTCTCTATTTATTTTGACCGCATCTTTACCTAATCTATCTGCAAGTTTTATTTTCTTTTTTGGTACTTCAACATCTTCTACAGCTGTCTCTTCAACCGCTAATCCTCTTGCTTCTGTAACGTCTGCTTCAAATTCTGTTTTAAGAACTCTTTTAGCGGCATCTATAGCTCTAGATGGTAAAAACTTATTTATATAAGCAGCTAAAGGAACTCCAGTTTCTGGTTTATAATCTCTAACTAAATCATATATACCTCTGTGACCAAGCTCTATTTCACTAGCTAATAATTCAGCATCGAAACCAGGTACTTCTCTATATTTTTGAACGATTTTACCAACCATAGGTTTGTATTCGTTTAATATATCTTGTATACCAGCCTCTCCCCTTTCATTGTAAATATTTTGAACATTATCAGAGGCTTGTTTGGATAGCTTAACTCTTCCTGCTTTAGAAATACTATCTGGAATTAATTTTCCTTTTGCACCTTGTCTAGCCATTCTACGAATAGCATTATCCCATTTACCGGTTTTAACAGAGTGATTATAATCTTTTATAAAGTTAAAAACATCTTTACCTGTATTAAACTCTATATCTTTACCTAAATAGTTTTGAAATACTCTTCTTAAAGTGTCTTGTACAGGTTGAAACATACTTTCTTTAAACGGTAGGTTCTCTTTAACCATAGCTTCCGATAACAATACCATAGCCTCTTCGTTAAAAACACCAGTACCAGCATCCATATATTGCATCATCCTACTTGCTAGTTGAGTTTCTGCTAAACTACCTGTTGTTATATCTCCTAAATAATCTTGCAAAGCCTCTCCTACAGATTCCTGAACAGCCTCATCGTTTTTTAATGTTTCGTGTAGTACACCATGTAAAAACTCATGTTGAGCTGTTGTAACAAAACCATCTTCAATCGGTGCTTTTCTATTTATAATAAGTTGCTGTGTTCCATTAGCATCTTTTGGTGTTATATACCCATAAGCACCTAAAGCACCTCCGACTATACTTTCTTGATTAGGATCTTCTTTTAGATTCCTTACTTTTTGTAACTCGTTGTTAATACTTTTTATTTCTGCAGCAGCCTGTTCTGTTAAGGGCGTGTTCTGCATTTCAAATTTAGATATTAACGCTATTTTTCTTTCGTGTAGATTTCTCTCTAATAACTCTGCTTGCTCAATTCTAGAACTAGTACTGATAACTTCCATGTTATCACCAAATATTTCTTTAGATCCTTTTTTAACCGACTGGAAGTTTGCTTCTTCTTCTACCTTTTGTTTTAATTTGAAATCATATTTACTTATTAACTCCTCTTTCTTACCATCTAATTCAGAAAATTCATTAAACAACTTATCAATCTCTTTACTTTTATTAGCCTTAGATATTGTCTTATCTAACTTAATACTTTTTACTTTATTTCTAATATTAGATTTAGCAACTTCAATCTCTGTAAGTTTTTCTTTTTCTTCCTTACTATAGTAATCTATTCTTTCTATATCTTTTTTTAATATATTAAAGTTTGTAGCTGTAAGACTTTCTATTTCTTGTTTGTAGCTTTGTCTTAAATTATTTTCTAAACTAGGATTCAACAACATTTTAGTTAACTCCTCTATTCTATCTATATTAGCATCTCTTTGTTCTGTTGATCTTTTACTTTGATGACTTCTAAGTAGGTTAACACCAAATTGTGGTAATCTAAAATATGCAAAACCAACAAGAGCTCCTGTTCTAAAATCCTCATCTAAACCTTCTCCTATAACAACACTATCGTCTTTTAATACGAATTTATCTACATATTGGTGTCCAAGTCCAGCGGCGTATTCACTTAACCCCTCTCCAAACACGGTTTTAGATCCATTAAATAATGCTTTTGGTTTTATTTGTTGAGCAAATGAATTAACAAATGTTTGTCTAAATCCTGTTTTGGAAGCTTGCTTTAAGCTTTGTTTTAACGCTCCTGCATATCCAAAGGTAGGTATCTCTGTAATAAGTTCCCATGCTCCTTTTAAGTTTGCTGAACTATGATATTGTGACCATGATATTTCTCCGTCGTGAAAAGCGTTTTTGTTTACTATATAATCTTGGCCAGTTACGTTACCAAACATTAAAGACATACCCACAGGTCTTTTTGTGAGTAATATTGTTGCTATTTGAGGTGCTGCTTCAAACAACGTGTTAGTACCGTAGTGTACGTAGTCTGTCCAACTTTGAGCTTCGTCCCAAGTTTTTCTACCAACACCCTCTCTAATTTCCGCAGCAGCGTTGTTCATGTCAGTTCTCCATGCTTCCACGTTTTCTTCAACACCAGGTATCATCTCAATTAAATCCCAAGCATATGTTGTAGGTAAATAAGGCGCGGTATGTGTCCACTCCTCTAAGCTTGTAAACATGTTAAGAGCAGCTGCTCCTAGTAAATCTACCGACCCAGAAAGAACACCATGATCTTTACCTAGTACATCTTTAAACGTGTGGAAATCTAATATATTGTCTTGAGCAATTGAGTTTTCGTTTCTTAACAAATCAACAGACTTCGATAGACTTTTATATGTTCTACTAAGTGTTTTGTAATTTTCTCCAGCTTTTGTAATTTCACTGTTATTTCTTTCTATAATAGCTCTAGCTGATTCTATCTGTTCTTTAGTGGTAAATTTACCATCTTTATAATCTTGAAGAATTCCTTCGCTTTCTTTTCTTAACTCTTGTATTCTCTTATGCTCATCTCCATTAACCAAACTCTCTAACCCACTTACGGTATTACTAAGATCTGCCGATAACTTTTCTGATCTAAACTTTATATCTTTTAAATGAGCTTCTTGTTCTTTGTAAGCAAGATTAACATTAAGATACTCTTCTGCTTTTGATCCAGGTTTTAGGTTTAACTGATGTTTTATTGTTTCTGGACTTTTACCCGCGTCTAAATCTTTTATAAAATCATCAATTATTTCTTTATTAAAATCATCTTCAACCCACTTACCATATTTACCACTTTTTTGTGAAATTGAATTTCTTTCTATTATATCATTACTTTCACCCTGTATAATATAACTTATAGCTAATTCCTTTATTTCGTCACGAAACTGGTCATTAAAATCTTTCATAGTAGCAGCAATAGGGTATTTTTGTTTTATTTCCTTTACTGCTCTTTTGTAATGATCATCCATCCAATCGTTGCCCGTCGCACTATTACCAATATAGTATCCTTCGTTGTTTTTCTGTCTATAAAATCTACCAGCTCTATTTTGTAAACTTTTCAACTTATCGTATTCGGTTTCTTCTGGCATTGGTATAGGATCACCTACTTTCCACCCTGGTGGGATTGTTGGAGTCACGTACGTAGCATCAACATCCATCGGTATCTCCTGTAACAATCTTTGATTATGTTCACTTTTCATCGCATCCTCATACTCGTGGTATGTATCTATCCAATTACTAGCTTTTTCTTTAATTTCGTTTATTTGACCTTGATTAGGTTGTAATCTATTAGCGTCCTTCATTACATCTTTAAAAATAGATGAATGCGTAAACCCTGAGTTATAACTAGCTAAATCTGAATGCAAACTTGAAGTAGGATCTACTCTTTCTATTCTTCTAAGAACTTTTCCTTTAGAATCTTTTTCTACCATCCAAAAATCACCACCATAAACCTCAAATTTATCTGGATTTATTCCTTTAGAAATTAAACTTTGAGAAGCTTTCTTTTGATTTTTATTTAGATTTTTTTCGTTTTCTTTTTGAATTTTTTTCCACTCAGAATCTTTGTCTTCGTTTTCTTTTCTACCTTTTACAGATGTGGAATTTACTAAATTATTAATACTAGAATTAAGATCATCACTTGGTGATTTTGTTTTTTTTGTAATACTTTTACCTGTTTTGGGATCATATTGTTGGGATTGTAAAAACTGATATGGGTCTTCCTCTTTCTTAGTTGTTTTAGTGTATGGATCGTAGTTTCTTATAGAAGGTGGAACTATAGCGTTAAATTGATCTTGACTACCTTGATAAGCTTTTTCGTATGATTTTTGATCATAATAAGGAACGCCATCTACTGTTCCATATACTTTCTCTTTATTCTTCTCTCTCGTGTACCCATTTTGCAACCACTCTCCTCCATGCTCGTCTACAATACCAGCTTTAAATTGATTATGAAAAGCTTCGTGAGTCTCTGCATTCACAACTAATGGAGGATGCCCAGGTTGATCACCATGCTTAAGTGGAGAACTAAAACTATCCATCTTTTTTTTAAGAATAGATTGTATCTCACCAAAAGACTTACCTTTGTCTTCTAGCGATTTAGCCAACACATTAATTTCTTTTCTTTGCTCAGTAGTCATTTATTGTATGTTATATTTTTTCATGTAATCTACTTCTGTTCTATACTCTATTTGATCCTGAACTTGATCAACATTTGGTATTGTTCTATATTGCTCTCCATCAAACATGAATGTTTTAAGTCCTTTTTCTTTAGCAGATTCTAATGCTAATTTAAAACGCTCCATATTTATCTTCAACATATTTGTTTCCGTGTTTTGCAACCAACCATCTTCAAAGCCCATGTTTTTACCCCAAGCCATGTAGATTTTTTTAGTAAAATAATCTTTAACCAAATCTCTTAATAATTCAATATTAAAAAACTGGCTATCTGGATTTGTAATAGCATCTACAATTCTTTCTCTATCTAATTCATCAATATACCCGTCTCTATTTTGATCCCAATCTTCTAATTCAAAATCAACATATTGTATTTTTGTTAAATCCTTGTGGTTATATAAGTGTTCTTTAAAAGTACTACCGTCTTCTAATATATCATCATGTGTAAAAGATAATACAGTTTCTTTTTCAATAAACATTTTATCTATAGCATACCCTATTCTACCAACATCTAATTTTGGTGATTGTTTGTTTGCTACAGCCTCTCTAGCTATATCAACCTGTTCTTTACGGAGTTCTTGAAACTCTAACGCTTTAGCCATTGGTGGAACGAATAAACCGCTATTACCCTCTTTCATGTTTACGAACACTTCCCTTCCTTCAAGATCTTCTACAATACCATACTGTTCGTTAACCTTCATAGCATTTTCATAAAAATCTAAAACACCTTCTTTAATATGTCTTTCTTCTCCAAAAAATATTTTTAAATCTGGGTTTTGAGTATAAAGTTGATCAGCTATACTTATCTGTTGTGTTGAGTTACCCTTAGACAACTGTGTTCCACCTCCAGCTCCACCAAACATATTCTCTCCATAATCCGCTTTCTCTTGTTTAATAGCGTCTATCTCTTGTTTTAAAAGTCTTAAACTTGCGAATGCTTTGTCTCTATCTTCGTTGTTTTCTTTTTTTATAGCACTGTAATATTCTTTATATAATTTTTTAACATATTTTGTGTATGGCGCTAAAAAAGCTTTACCCATTTGTTGAGCATATCCACTACCACGTGTTATATCGTAGAGTTTTCTTAAAGATAAATCTTGTTCTAAACGTCTACCATAAACAGACATTAGTTTAGCTTTTTCTATTTTATCATGCTTCTTAGTTTTTAACTTTTCAGCACTAAACTTTAATATTTCAAGACTAGTATCAGTTGCATGCTTTAAAATCTTTTGATCTAAACTCATACCACCTTTTTCTTCTTCTTGTTTTTCTTCGTTTGCCATATTATATGTTTTATTAATTTAAAGATAACATTTCAACATCAATTTTACTATAATCGACCGCGTAATAACCATTCTCAGCAACAAATACAGCATTGTATTTTTCTAATCCTATTAAATCTTGAGCCATAGTTCCACTCCATTTTTTATTATTTCCTTTGTAGTTAAATGTATATATAGGTATTCCAGAAGGCGATGTTCCTATTTCAACAATATTTTCTTTCATTCTAATATCAGAGAAACCACCTAATCCAGAAGCAATACTACCTATGCCACTAAACATATCTTTTTTACCTTGTGATTGTCTTTGTCTCGCTGATTCCATTTCTTGCGCTGACATATCCATCAACTTACCATGTTTAGCCATTTCTTGTTGCGAACTCCACATGTCACCTTCTCCTTTCATTTTCTGAACATCCATAGCTCCTTGAGCTTCTTGAGTTTGTAATCTAGAAGCTTCTGATAATTCTCTCTGTTGCATAGCAGCATCCTCACCAAGTATCGTTTTTTGTACATCAGCAGCTCCCTGAGCTTCTAACGAATCTAATCTTCCTTGTTCTGCAGCTTTTGCTTTATCGATACTTCCCTGTTCTTCAGCTTGAGCCATTTGTATTTTACTCTCTTCACCAGCAGCTAGTTTTTGATTAGCAGATTCTTGTTGTCCAATAGAAGCCGCAGATTTAGAAGCGTTTATCGCACCTTGATTAGCCATAGATTGTGCTAACGCAGCTATACCAGATCCACCAGCTGCTCCAGCCATACTAGATAAAATGTTTGCTTGGGTAGCTTCGTTTTGTTTAGCTTCAAACTCAGCAGCTTTAGTATCAACTGTTAAATCTTCATAAGCGTTTTCAACATCATCATAAGAATTTTTCATATCATCATAAGAATTTTCCATACCCTCAAACTTATTCTCCATGTCTTTGTACATGTTCTTTTGATCTGCAAATTTATTCTCTAGTCCCGCGAACTCGTTTTTAGCATCTGCGAATGGATTTGATGTATCAACTTTAGAAAAAGCATCTTTACTCGCTGCTAATTCTTTTTTAGCTGCCTCTGCTTCTTTTCTTGCTGCCTTCGCTGCTTTACCTCCACTAATGGCTTTAAATATACCACCACCAACAGCAACAGCAGCTCCAGCTATTAAAAATACGCTCATAATTTATTTTTTTTGTTTAATATATTCTTCATACTCTTCCCAAGAAACAGCGACTATTTGTTTTTCTATTTCTTCTATATCTCTTAATTCATCTGGATTTTTATGTATATTCACAAATATACAATCTTCATTACAGAATATGACTCTTTTTGTTCCAGGTTTTGCTTTAACATAACAAGGAGAGATATACTCCTCTTTAGAATCTTCAGTAACTACTGTTATACGTCCAGTTAATAAAAACCAAACATGAAGATGTTTATGTATTTTTCCTATGCACCAACTACCTTTGTTCATAGACATTTGTCTAACATATATACCATCAGCAAAAGTATGTTTTAATGGAAACAACGTTTCAGCATGTTCGTCTTGCATGACTATGTTAACGTTGTCTACAAGCGGTAGTAATTGGTTTTGTAAGTCAACTATCTTTTCCCTCATGTTTAAAGATAATTCTCTTTCTATTTCTTTTATTTGATTATTAGACATTTAATTATATTTAATTTAATATATAATCACATATTTTAGTGATTATCTACTACTTGACTCAAAATCAGATGTTATAGAAAATATCTCAGCTTCTGTTAAAGAGTTATTTCTTATTTCTACCTCAGCATAATAACCTATTAAACTTGTTAGATTAACCTCGTTATCTTTACTAAAAAAGTAAAAAACATCACAACATGTTCCTTCTACCTGAACTTTACTATCTTGATTAGGATTTAATATAATAGGTGTTCCATCTCCAGTTTCTGTACATCCAGTAGTATCTACAGTACTTGTTAAAGGTTCTTCTATACAAATCATTGATTCTCCATCGTCTTCATTCCAGTAATAAACACTCGTTGCAATACCTAAATAAACTGGTTTTGTTAAAACTGGTGAACTAGGATGGTTTGTACCAGCTTGACCTGTAGATGGTGTTGCGAAATAAATTCTATCTCCTATTTGTACCGAGCTGTTTAAAGGATTTGCAAAGGTTATACATATTTCCCCTTGTATTGTTGTATGTGGTATTTCGTTACCATTGCAGTTCATCGCGCCGTTACCATTACCATTACCGTTGTCTTCTCCTGATGCCATAGTTTATATTTTTAAGATGCGTAATTTAGAAAATTAGAAAAGTTTAGTTCTGTTGATAAAGAAGCGTCACCAGCTTTTGTGATTTGACCAGCTACTAAAACCTCGTAAGTGGTAGCTGTTGTTGTGAGAACCTCGTGTGATATACTAAATTCCCACCCTCCATTCACGTCAGAACTTGTATTTGACCAATGACTAAAAAGCGGAGCGCCCACCGCATCAAAAGCTCCACTACCAGAAGTACGCGTAACTGTTATAATAAATTCTGCTCTATCTCCAGGATATGTTATTTCACCACTTCCATCTTCAATGTTTTGATTTACTGAAAACGGACCTAATGTAAGCGTGTCTTCTCCACTGTAAGCAAAAGTACGGGTTGTTTCACCATCGCTTTGAGTTGCAGAAAGCGTAATGTAAACAGATTGATCATCTGTAGTTCTAGCTTCTTCAACTTTAACATTTTCCACACGTCCTAACTCCTCTATTGTTTTTACCTTATATCCTTCTGCTGGTGTTGCTGACGCTGTGTATGTTGTTTTTGACACACCAAAATCTCTAGGTATATAAATCTCTTCTTGATATATACCAAGATGTCTACTACCTAACTCATCAGGTGGAAACATTGTTTCATCTGGTATCATAATTCTTTTTGACACAGCAGTCGAACCAAAAGTCATAGTGTTAAAATCATAGAACTGACCGTCACTGTTTTCAACAGTAATATCCATAGTTGTACCCGGATCACCATAAGCTCTTATCATTCTATAACCACCACGAGAAGGCATGTTACCTCCTTCTATAGTTATTCTATTAACTTTTTCTTGTTTACGTACTGGTATTATTTTTGGACTACTAACAACCGTTATTTTATCCCCATCTGATTTTTTAATAGAATTATTTGTGAATAAAAAATAAACCTCAATAGTTAAAGAGCTTAAATAGACGTTGTTCGTAAACTCTTTATTTTTTACTTTAACCGAATATCTTTCTGGATATTCTGAAACTATTTCTAAAGATGGATCAACAGGATAGTAATAACCACTATCTGCCACTATAGTTTTACTAAATATTAAAACAGGTGTGTTAGAAACTTGTTGTTTAGTTGATAAATTAAGCTCATTATTAGTAGAATCTTTAGGATCAACCTCACTAGAGGTAACCCCATCCTGTATGTTTGTTGTTATAGTTTCGTTAGCCATTTGTTAATTTTTTATGCTATTCCATCCCAAGAAGTAGTTTTGTTTAAATTAGTAGCATCTCCTATTATTATAGGTTCTAGATATTCTAATTCTGGTTGCTTGTTAGTTGAAGGTACACTTTTTAAGAAAACAGTTACCCTAACTTTATTGTCAGCTTCCCAACCACTTGTTGTGTTTTCGAATTTGATTTTAAATGTTTTTTCTAATATCATGTTTTCAACATCGTACACTGGATGGTAGTTTGTGATAACGTTTTTAAAGTTTCTGCTAGGGCTAGCAAGACCAGCTGCACCACCTTCCCATTCCACCCATTGTCCTTGTGGGTCTGTATTTAATACTTCTCCTCCAGCAACACCATATGATAAAGCGTGTATGTAAAATCCTTGATTAGGTTGTATTAAAAATGTAACCCAAGGTAAATTATCGTACACACTTATAACTTCGTTTTCTTCATGTTTAGATAAATGATAATCTACCGTTGGATTGCTTTCTAGTTGTACTGTTGTATTACCACCTAAACCTCTATATCCTAAGGTACTATTAAGATCAGTCCAATACAGCTCATCTATATTGTTTTTTACCCACACATCTACGTCTGACCAGTAAGTACTGTTAACAGTATTATGTGGTAGTTTTAAAGCTATTCTTAAATCATACTCTTTAATCTCAAAAGCAGTTACGCATTCGTGTAAATCTAAACCTTGAAGAGAGAACTCTCTAGTATCCAATTTCTCTTGTGATAAATCTTCATTTCTTTTATTACCTATTATATAGTTAAACCACTTACCTTCTTTATTTTTGAAATCTTTAACTTTACCTTTTTGTTGATCTGTCTCTATACGACTAATATACCAACCAGGTTTCTCAACATTGTTATAATAATTTCCATCACCCCAAAAACCAGCACCACCTTCGTTGCTCTGCCATGTTTCCGCGTTATGATTACAATCTATATAATATGTTTGGGTAGAATTACCAGTTGTATATCCTCCGCCAAATCTATCTCTTTCTTTTGCTTTTACCATTGCTTGAGAACCTTCATATTTCATTGTAGAAAAAGCTTTTATAGTATCTGGTCCTTGGTTTAAAAGAACGTTGATAGCAGAATCATACTGTACTTGATAGAAATTATTTCTAGGAGCACACAGCGTTAGTGTAGAGTCAGATTTTAAGAAAACTTCTTGGTTAAACGAAATAGAATAAGCTTCTGTACAACCGTCGTAAGTTACTATAACACCCGTCATATATGTTCCTGAATTTATTCCTTCACCACTAACAGCCCAAAATAAACCTCCTACACCGTAATTCATAGTTGCAAAATCAAACCTATCTGTATTACTATATAATTCTATTGGTAAACTAGATACAGTTACACTATTTCCATGACTATTATTAACATCCATTCTAGCATTAACTGTTACACATTTTTCATAATGATGTCTCCATATTTCACCGTTACTAAATGTATAATAATTATTGTTAAAACCACAACCTCCTTCAGGAATAAAAGATTTAAAACTAACCCAGCCTCTAGTATCTTCTGTGTAACTTATTGTTTTTGGATCTTCTGTCCATGAATCATCTAACGTTAGATTATATATCTCTTTTCTGTCATTAAAACTACCTATTATTTTTTGATATCCTTTTAAATTATCAAAGAAGTAATCTTTCATTCCGTAATTTGATATAGGTGTCATACCGTCTCTTGATAATCTTAATACAGCTCCTCTGTTTTTATCCACGAAGTACATTCTAAAGGATTCCTCTGCAAACGATGTTCTATCAGACATACCATAATCTCCTGAAAATGGTATAGTTTGTCCTAACACTTTATTTGTAGCTGTTATATTAGCGTTTCCACCAGCACTAAATACAGCGTCTTTATTAGCTAATATTTTAAATACTTTGTCTTCACAAAACGTAACTAAATCTGTATCTCTAGCAAATATTTTTTGTATAGCTCCGTGTACTGGATTTAAATCTTTAGTAATAGGTTCTGCTTGTATAAATTGATTTGTTTCATTTACACCACTAGTAGAATTATATATACCAGAGAATATTAATCCAGATTTTCTTCTTTCAGCTTCATAAGGTGTAGCCATAGGCATAGACGCTTTAACACCCTTATCAATCGTAACGGCGTTGTAATCGTCTCTTAATCTATTAGATTCAACACCGTTCATAAAAGAAAAACAATTAAAATATTTTAAAGTTCTTTTTTGATCATGTACGTTTGGTTTTAATTTTATCGTATACACACCACTAGCACTTCCATCACACTGAGCTTCTTTAGTGTTTCTTGATTCTATTGAACCATCACCTCTAAATACTGATTCTTTAAAAGAAATATCTTGACCTGAAGAAAGCACCGAAGTAGTTTGCTCAGATAATGTTATCATATTACCATGTACGGACTCTACATATGTATCTGGAGCTATACCGGCTCCTGTTACACTATCTCCAACTTTTATATATTCTTCAGCTGTTCCAACTTCTAGTTTTACTGGATACGCTTGTCCTGTTTCGTAATATATATCCATTCCTAAATCTTCTCTAGGTTCTGTTTCCCATATAGCTGGATTAGGACTCATTGGTAAATCAGATTCACTACCAGTATCGTCAAAAGAAGTTAGTATTTCAATTGTTTGATAATTTAATCCCCATTCGTTTAAACCTGTAAAACCTGGTCTATAAAAAACTGCTGTAACGGTACCAGATGCTAAAGCTGGTCTATTCATTCTAAACGCCACGCCGCTTGTTAGTTTTTCTACTATATAAGAATTTCTATGAACATTACCGTGGGAAACAGTATCTCCCTCAGCTATTTTTGAATTTGACGCGGGGGTCATAGTTGTTGATGATGAGTGTGTTACTAAATCACTACCAGCCACAGTAGTGATACTAAACGTATATCTATAATCTCTAATCCAGTGTAGATTACAGGTTTGTGATGCCCAGTTAGAACACTGGTAATTTCTACCTGTATCATTAAAATTAGCACCCGTGTAGTTGCTAGATCCTTGTAGTTCAAAAGATTTAACGTGCGCGGGATCGTTTCTAAAACTTAAAGTAGCATTATTAGCTACTGTTATCGATTTGTTTAAATATATAACAGTTTGATCTCCATCATCATCTATATCTTCTATTGTTATTTCATAATCATTAACAGGGTCTATATTTACACCATTATATTTAGCGTCAGAAGCGGTTCCTAAATCACCTAAAAGCGTTTGACCAATAGCTAGGTTATGTGTAGCTTGCCATCTATCCTCGTTTGCCCAAGCTGTCCAAGTACCACCAGCTGAATCACACGCTGTTTCTGTGTGTGTAGAGCCGGTACTACAAGTTCCTTTTTGCATGTATTCGTCTAGTGTTATTACTTTTCCAACAACCGCTCCATCAACATTTACAGCTGCTTTACCATACGCCTCCCCAGGATGTCCAGTTGTTAATCCATATGGGTTATACATAGGGTTTGTTTCGTGATCTCCATAAGTATCGATTAAACGTGGGTCCACAGCATTATTTAAAGGGTGATAATAAGGTTGTACATCTCCAGACGAACCAGCCTCACCAATAGGTTTATCAAGAGTTAACTTCCATCTTATTCTTCTATTTAGTTTCTGCCAATACTCTGGTTTTTCCGAATCGTTTTCAAAATTTAATATTTCAGGATTTTCGTTCCAAGGTGTTGGACTATATATCGGTTTTCCATCTTCTGGGTTTACACTTCCAGGATCACCATCTGTACTTACCATAGATGATGTTATTGTATAAACAGTTTGATTATGATCTTCTTTAAATCTAAATCTAGTACCAGGTGTAGAAATAGCGTCCGCAAACCCCATCTCAGTAGGTGTCTCAGACATATTCCAAACGGTATTATCAATACTACCAGTACCAACCCCAATAAATGAAATCTGTATATTACCAATACCTGTTGTGGAATCATTAAATATTCCTGCACCACATTTATCTTGTGCTGCTCCAACGTGGTCTATAAACCATCTTTTACCAGGATCATCTTTTGGAGTTGGAGTAGTACCATATCTTTTACTCTTTCCAAAAGTTGAAGTATTTTGCGTACCATCAGGTTTAGACAGTACCACGTCAGATGGTTTTGTTAGAGAGTTAAACATACCACTTGCAGTCCACCAGTCATGCCACCAATCTACAGGTGGGTGTACTATTGACTTTCTAGGAAAATTAAGTGGAAATTGATTTTCTCTATACACTCTAGGTAATTCTATATTCGGCTCTGGTCTTTGCTTGTATTGTTTTGCTGTTTCGTTTCCAAACACCCAATGTTGTTCATTTGCTGGTTGATCCCAATATCCAGAAACCTCAGTTCCTGAAGTACAACCACAACATGTCATATCTCCATCACAACCATAATTAGGATTACAATGTTTATTTTGTGTACAATACCAATCAACCCATTTATTAACCTCATCTTGAGGAGGATAAGCGTGTTCACCTTGCGTAAACGATTGTGTTTGAGTTATACCAGAGCCAGGTCCAGAAGAACTAGGTGAATTTGGTGCTGGTCTTCTGTATGGTGTTGGATAATCTTCTATTGCTGTAGGATTACTACCGTGAACCCATTGGCTTCTTAACCAGGCTCTACCCCAATAACCAGTAGCACCTAATATTTCGTCATCAAAATAACTACCTAAAGTATCCATACCAGCTGGATTACCAGCGGCATCTAGAATTATAGTGTTACCACCATTATAACCGGTTGGATTACTAGCAGTTCCACTTAGATCAAGTACGTCAGTTGTAGATCCTTCATTATCCGCAAATGTACCCAAACCTAAAAATCCTATTTGTTCACCAAAACTTTTTGACCCACATGTACCCCCTATATTATCACAGTATTCATACAACATACCACCTACTGGATTTCTTGTCCAAACTGACCAAATACCTGAGTAATTTGATCCCCAACTAGTAGATCCTCTTGGTGTACGTCCTGGATAACTTGATCCCTCACCTTTCCAAGGACCATTAGTTTGATCTGCTGGTTTATGAGGTGGGCTATTTTTATGATAAGGACACGAAGAGGTAGAACTACCACAAGTAGCATGACCTAACTCATACCAAGTTCCACCAGATGGTCCTGGAGAATTATTACAATATTGTGTATTCCATCTAGAGCCATGAGGAAGAATCATGGGTTGCATTTCCGCTGGAAAATACGGGTCTTGATACATTGCTTGCGATCCATTTGAACCAGCGTTTATAGTTCTAGGATTTGTAGAACCTTTTATTCCAGTGTAAGCAAATGTGCCTTGTTTTAAAGGCACTGAGTATCCTGCCGCGTAATTAGTATCACCACTCCAACCATGTTGAGCACACCACTGAAAACCACCATTACCTACACCAGAACCGTTTACAGAACCAGTAGAATTTCCACCACTACCACCGTCTGCACCAAAATTATCCCAATCATTAAAATGACGCAAATTTTTACCACCTGGAGAACAGTAGTTCATTTGTGATATTTTCTTAGATATTAAAGGTATTAATTCTGCATCTTCATTACCCCACGCAGACTGTAATCTTTTTTCTAAAGTAGAATCACTTTGTATTTTTACAAAAAATCTACCGTCAAATTGAGCTTTATTTACAACTTTCTTTTGTCTAACTTCTAATACTAGATTAGGTTCCATTGTTACACCACCATCTTCTGATGTAAACTCCATGTCTTCTCCAAAAACATTTTTAACAGTTAATCTTTTAACACTTTTTGTACCATAGTTTACAGTACCTACGTTTGTTACATCATACCATAAAGATTCGTAATCACCTCGCGAAGTTCTAACTTTTATTTGTATACCACCAACGTTTTGTGTTACTAAACCTCCAAAAGCACTATTATTCCATTGATCTAAATCAATTTCAACATTTTGCTTCCCTGTATAAGGTGTTCCAGAATCCACGAAACTAGGGTTTGGTGTTATAGCTCCCCAAGGTTGGTTTTCTGTTTTTATAAAGTCAGGTGCATTATTCTCTATAGCTATTACTTTATATCTAGCTTTTTCAGTAACAGCATTATGATTGTTGTGTTCTTTTTTAAGTATCAAAAATGTATCTTCACTAACTTTATTTCTTTCTGCTGAAGGAAAGGATAACCAAACATTACCATCTTTAGCAGGATAATATCTATCCATAGCTAAATTATAAAATTCGTTAGAAGTTTCTTTTATGAAAAATTTAAAGGATTTTGCCCAAGCGGGAGCTGGAGTTGTGATTTTAGCTGCGATCTTATTGTATGAACCAGCATTGTCTTTTGGTATTTTTATAGTACCAGATTGAGAAGTTAATACAGGAGTTTCTCTACCATAATTATCTCTATAAACAACACCTAACTGATAGTTACGCATTGATTTTAAAGATTTTCCAGGTATACCATGTTTTGTAAATAATTGATGATTATGATTTACAGAATCTATTGATAATTCAAACTCTGGTTTTGGAATTGTATTTCCTCCAGAATCATATAGATCGTAATTTTGTAGATAATTAGCATATACTATACGGTTTCCAGTAACTTCTTGTGCTATAGCTTTTCTAGGTACGTTGTCCCAAGGACGTAACAATTGATTTGCTGGTATCGTAGCGTGTATTAAATCTGATGTTACTTTAAATGATCCGGAATGAGCGTGCGCAGATCTATCTATACCTGTGTTAAAGGCTGATGATTTAGTTCCTTTTTGATTCCAATAATTTACCGATTGTCCAGGGGCTGGTAAATCATTTGGTTTAAAACTTTCTACCGTATATGTATTTGGACTACTACTTTCTTTGTATATAAGATCAACTTGAACAACGTCTTTAGGAATATCTTTTGGTACCCAATCACTAATTTCTAAATATCTTAAGTTATTTTGCATACCTATATTATAACCTTTTTTAGGTAAATAATCAAAAGGTTCAGGTACAAAAGCTACGTCAGAAAAAGGACTAAAAACAGAGTATTCCCCATCTGAGTATTTATATCTATAAGCAAACCTAGGAAATTTCATTTCCCACATAGGTTTTTTCTCTATTACCTCAATATCATATAAAAAATAATTTGCTTTTGTTGGTGAAGGTGGATTAACCGGATGGTTAGATGACATTGAGTTTATATAAACCTCATATTGTCCAGCTTGCATAATCACACCAGTATTAGTTCCAGTTCCAGGACCAACAGTATCAACGGTACACACCATTTCTGCTGTTTGATATAAACCAACTGAATTAGTATAAGATACTGTAAATTTTAATAAATCTCCTATCTCGAACGACGTTATTGGCGCGCCAGCTTGATAACCTGGATATTCATCAAAAACAAAAGAACTAGTTGAGTTAGGAGGAGTTGTAGACCAAGGTACATTAGCATTGTTTATATTTGTTGCTAATAGTATTTGAGTTTGAGTATTAACAACAGCAGGTAGCTCTGAACCAGCAACATCGTTATCAACATCAGAAGTTTTAAAAGTTTCTATTGTTGGTGGCATTGTTGGTCCTTTTCTAATAACAGTTATATGTTCTTCTGTTATAGCTAGAGCATATCTAGTTATTGCTTGATTAGGCTTTAAAGTATAAGTGCCAAATATTAAATCAGTTTTAGTAGGAGAGTTTATGTCTTTAACTACTAAAGCTGTATGTCTTTCATGTGCTTTAACTACTACTGTACCCGCGCCAGAACAAGTGCTAGTATAAGGTCCCATAACATAATCCACAGTACCTTCCTTAGATCTTGGTATGTGTATTTTTTTAGGCTCAGAATAATCATCTGTCCAAAACAACATGTCATCTACGATGTTTATACCTGTTATAGAATTTGGTCTAGCAATACCGTTTGATCCAGCATCAGCGTTATCAAAATTTAAAACTCTAGGTGATTTGAAATAAGCTGTATAACCAGAAGCTGGGTTTGTAGATGGTGTGTACGACTCTCCATTACTATATTTCCATGTTATTTCTGCTGTATAACAAAAATCACAATCACAACTAGCGTCGATAGTATATGTTATAGTGTCTATTATTAAATCTAAGGCATAAGTAAAAGCTGTAGCGTTACCAGAAGCATCTTCAAGTTTAAACTTCATACCCTCTCTTAGATATTGAGAATTAGTGTTTACTGTAAAACTTGTTGAGGTTCCTGCTGAAACGTTACATTGTACATTGTACACATCAACAAATATAGGTATTTCTGTAGCGTTAACTCTAATATCTGTATTGTATTCCATTATTCTATCTATTCCAACACCTCCATTTTGACTAGGTGGTGAAGAAACAAAACGTATTATCCTATCAACCTTTTCATCTACAATATGCCCAACTGTATGGTTAATTGGTTCCATAAAAACTGGAGAGTCAAGAGTACCATCAGAATCTGTATCAACACAATTCACGAGGCGTCTAGACAGTAATGATGTAACTTGTCTATTACCTAGTATGGTTTGTGCAGTACCTACGTTTGAACCCTCAGATGTTGTAACTTCTATGTTTAACGCGTCTCTATACTCACCATTCGATACTAATCTCTCATCGAGATCTTTATTCATTTTCCCAGCTCTAAAGCTGTTAGATAACTCTGGCATTTAATTAATGTTTTATATGTTTAGCTTTACCTCTAAATATCTGGGTAATTTCCTCAATTTTAATATTTGATAATCTTATCTTTGCTTTCCTTGTTTCAGCGTATTTTTCTTTTTTAAATCTAGAAACTAGATACTCTGGTACATCTGCTCTTGCAGATAAAACACCATGAGCTATCCATTTGTACATTGCTTCTTCAGCTAGTTTTGGTACTATTAATTCGTCGTCTGTTCCTAGTCCATCACTTATATATTTTAATATAATAGTTTCTCCAGATAGATTTGAACTAAAATGTATTACACCAGCAGCGCAATCAATATAATAAGAACCATTGTTGTGAGCGTGTTGTGGATCAATACCATATCTTTGCCCATAATGATCGTCCCAAGGAACGTTGTCTATAGTAGGACCAGACGTCCAATTATCCCAAGAGTTTGAACTATCTATACTAACTTTAGTGCCCTTACCACTTACAACACAATCGGTTTCCACTTGTTGATGTTGTAAATCATTACCATTATATTCATAAGTCTCAGAAGTATCGTCGCAATCTGTGCAACCATCAGGATCTTGCTTTATGGCAAATGGATTACTAGTTTTACTAGTAGGATATATTATGTGCTCTATACCACTACTATCAACTCTGACTAGCTTAACGTAGTTTATATAGTCTTGTGGTAGTGGCATTTTTAAGTTAGGACAAATTTCTATCTCTTGTGTTTTGCAAGATTTTAATGTATCATAGTGTAACTCTTGTAATGCTCTATGAGCGTGGAAAGAAACATCTGCTTCTCTAGTTCTACCTAGTATTTTTTCATCTCCAACATAAGTAGCTATAAAATTGTTTATTATATTCGCTAAAGATAAATATTGATAACCACCATAAGTGCTACCTTCATAGTATTGTTTTTGTGTTTGAGTAAGAGTGTAATTTCCCATGTTTTATTTATTTATTTTCCTCTGCTGCATTACCACCTTCTTCTTGTCCAGCGAAAGCAGCTAATTGAGGTTTGTTTATAACCATTCCAGCTAATTCTAATATTTTTATAACTAAATCTGTTTCGTCCGCCTCGTGTAATTCAAAATCAATACTAGCACTAGCGTTATATAAAGCTTGTTCATTTACAACAATATAACCCCATCTAACATCAACCGGTTTTCTTACAGCCTCTATTAGCATGTCAGATCCAGTGTTAAGCTCTCCAGCAGCAGTAAACACTCTCCACCCTCTTCCGAATCTAGCCATTAATGGATCTGACGTTAAACGGGCGTTATGAAATGTAGAACTTCTAACAGCCGCTATTTCTTTAAGATCTACTATTTTTGGGGTAACATTTTTAAAGTATATATTTCCGTAACGGTAGAAATCAGCTGGAGGTTGCCAACCACTTTCATTGTTTGATGTTACATAAGTCATTTGTTCCATACTAGTAAACAATCTTAGTTTATCTTCTATAAGATCAACCATATCTCCAAGACTTCCAGCTTCAGGAACTTCTTCTCCTTTTTCTTGAAAATTCATTTCGTAAAAATACTGTTCAAATATGTCCATTTGAGCTTGATTTGCTAATAGATTAAACTCTTGAGGAGTTATATAACCTCTCTGTTCTTTATTAGCAATAGCTAACACTCTTTGATATACGGTATCTATACTTATCATAATTTATTTTTTATAAGGGAAAGCTTTATTCAAAGCATCTTTTCTTTTTTTACACCCACAATCTTTACCCGTTACCTTATGTAACTTTCCAATTGCTCCTTTTATACCAGTGAGTGTTGTAATTTTTTCTATTGTATCACCTAATCCTTTTGATTTTGCCATATTTATTTGTTTAAGAGTAGTAGTGTAATCACCCCGTAGGGTGATCACTTACTACGGTTGATTATTTTAACCTTTTTTCAATATTTTGATATATTTCCATACCTTCATCAGTTTTAAACCAAGCGGCTAACGCTGAATAAGGATGTTCATCAAATGGAACATTCATTATCTTTCTACCTGTAGAAGCCCATGTAAAACTTCTTTGATCTTGAGATAACTGTAATATACCTAGTTCAGTTGCTTTAATACCAAAGTTTCTAAGTAATATATTTTCATCTTGGACAAGATCTATAAAGAGTTTAGGATTGTTCTTAGCAAATAGTAATAAATCACGTTTAATCTCCTTAGAACTCATCTTAGATACCCTAGAACCAATCTCAGCACGCATAATAGCTTCTGCTAAATCAATTTCTATTGTTAAAGCTAAATTTAAAGCTTGTGCCTCGAACTCTAACCAATCTAACTCGGTAGCAGCTTCCATTTGATAATCTTTTTCAGAGTATCTTGTTTTTCTATCCGGATGATACAAGGATAATAATTTTTGTAAAACCTGCTTATTTCTAGGAACGTGTAAAACACCATTTCTAAATATGATATGTTCTAAATTTGACGTGCTTCCTTTTGGAAATTCATCAACAAATGGAGACCGTTGGTTTGAAGTACATTTTAATTCTCTTTCATGACCTTTTTTTTCATCAAACCAAAATATATTTGAAGATCTTAAACTATAACTCATTGGAGTTAAACCTTTCTTTAAATAATATTGTCTATCTCTTATTTCCCAATCTTTTTCTAAATCAGTAGACATAAATCTTTCTGTTTTCTTTTCAATTGGTTTTTTTACTGTAACTTTTGGAGGTTCCATAGTTACCGTTTCTTCTACTTGAGGTTCTTCTACCTCTACTTTTTTTGTTTTCTTTGCCATAATATAATATATAATAAAATTAATAAAATAAAAGGCCGAGGCCGAAGCCCCGGTCTTTTAAAAATTGATTAGTTTAATAACATGAAGTTATTTGCACCTTGCACTACTAAACATCTTTCAGATAAATAGTGTACATTCATTGCATCTAAATCAGATGTAATGTTTCCACCAACTGAACCAGTAATCCACGTTTTCATTTTTCTGTCTTCCATTTTAGAAGCTCTATAACGAACGTGTAAGAAAGGTCTTTTTAAGTGTTTACCTAATTGTTGATCGTAAACTGAAGATACACCAGCTGGTATAACGACACCTCTAATATTGTTAACAGTGTCAATTAAACCACCTCTTGTAGACTTGTCATTTAGATATTTCCAATCTGATTTGTAGAAATCATAAGAACCTCTACGGAAACCAGTGAAACCTAAATTAAGCGCCATATCCTCAGCATTGTTGAATACTCCATAAGAAGTACCACCAGCTCCGTAAGAATTCATAGAAGCTAACATGTCATCTATTGCTAATGCAGTAGATCTATCAACGAAGAACATATTTTCTTCAATAGAACCTTGCTTATCAAACTCTGCTAATATAGCATCAAATTCAGCTAAATCAGTAGCAGCGTTAACACCTGTAACTCCAGAAGACATATTACCTCTATCTTCGATAGCTGCAAATAAACCTTCAGTACCAGGATCTGTGTTAGCTATAACAGTTGAAGCCGCACCACCACCATAAACTGAATCATCGTGAATAGTAGACGCCGCTAAAGCTTTAACAGATTCAACCATTGTCATTTCTAAATAATCAGAGAAACGAGCTCTAGTATCACCCTCTGCTTTTAAGTACCATAAGTAACCTGACTGACCTTCTTCACCACTTACTTCAACCCAACCAATTTGAGACGCATCAGATCCGTTGATTTGATAGTGGTCTTTCATAATGATTGGTTTGTTAGTAAAGCTTTTGAATTGTGGTTCGTTAGAACTTGTTTGCCCGTTAGTACCTTTTGCCCACTCAGATCCGTATACCATTACAGTAACCACATCGTCATCTGCAAAACTTCCCGCTGCAGCGTCTGATAAAAGAGCCGCTTTATAAGGTAACACTACTATCGCAGCAGATCCCGCTGTAACAGTTTTAACGTAACACTGAGTTGTACCTTTAGTAGCGCTTGATATTAATATTGTATCACCAACTCTAATAGCATGAGCAGCACCTGCTGCCTTACCATCGATGTCTGTACCAATAGTAACAGTACCTGACGATACTGTTGTTGTTACTGCGTTGTAACTTAAGTGTAATCTTCCTTGTTCCGACCAGATTACTTGGTCTGCTGTCATACTTTCTTCTGCTCCAACTTGTGATAAGAAACCTGCGATAGTTCTATTACCGAATACCTCAGCTTCCTTCTCCATTAGATCAGGTAAGTATTGTTGTGCCCATCCTTTTGTACCACTTGACGTAAAATCAATATAGTTATTAACTAACGTCATTGGCGTTGGGGATAAAACACTGTTTAAATTATCTCCTGCTGTAATTGCCATTTTGTAAAATTTTTAAATTGTTATTATTTTTTAGTTTTAAATTTAAAAGTTGGCGATTGGTCATCATTTACTACTCTCATTTTCATTCCACTATTGTTTTTTACCTCACCAAAAGTTTGTCTTGGTGACATATCAACATTTTTAGATTTCGCTACGCTATCTTTTAAAGCATCAGCTTTTCCTTGTTCATAAAAATGGTTAGCTATAACATCAGGATTCATCGCTGTATATAAAGATTTATGGTAACCCGCTTCGTCTTTCATTAAATTATCTTTATCAAGAAACCTTCCTATAAAGTTATTAATATCACTTTGCGTTTCCTTTATCTTTCCAGCGTCTTTAACGTTAAATCTAAATTTCTTTTCACCGACATTGTATTCAAAACCTTTGAATTCATCGCCAAAAAACTTATTAGTTCTGTTTAAAAATACGTTTTTAGCCTTTTTGTTATACTCTTCTGTACTAGCCGCCTCCTTCTTGTGATTATCGTAGAAATTAATTGCCTCTTTTTGCTCGTTAGTAAGCTTTGAACCAGATTTAATTTCTGCGTAATATTTAGACTTTTGCCTGTCTAAATGGGCCTTAGCGTCGGCAACTTGCTCTTTTAACGCTAATTTTTTTCTTTTTATTTCTATGTCTTCATCTGTTGACTCATCATAGGAATATTTATCTTCTAATAAGAAATCTATTTCTTCTCCTGAAAGATGGGGTTTTGTTTGAGAATAATATTCTTTTAATAAAGTACTTTGATCCATCTTGTCGTAATCTTTATTAAGTTTTACATAATCATTCAAATCACCACCTGTTTCTTCCATAAAATCAACTACCTTTTGTATGTTCTCAGGTAGTGGTTTACCAGTTTCAATAGATTCTGTTATTTCTTGTTCAACAATGTCTTTTGTTTCTTTTACCTCTTCTTCTTGTTTTTTCTCTTCGTTTGTTATTTCTTCAATAACAGGTGTTTCCTCCTCAGAAACTTCAACATTCTCTTGTTTTTTATCTTCAACTTTAGATGCTATTTCTTTAGCTTTTTCTTGAGTTGTTTTTTCAGTTGTATCAACTTTAATAACATCTGGTTCAGATTCGTTTTTAACAGGTACGTTTAAGTCAACCTTTACAGGATCATCAGCTGTTGCTTCTAAATCAGATGTTTTAAATTTTTTCATTTTTGATTTTTTAACCCTTATCTTGTCGTTAGATGTGTCTTCAACTTTAGGTTGCTCCTTTTCTGGAGTTTTATTTACTTCTTCTTTTTGTTCTGCCATAATAAAATATTATATAATTAATAAAATTGTTTAATACTAGAGTCCTAAACCAAACTCACCACTAAGTATATCATTACTTGTAGATTCAAAGTTTTTAGGTGGTGCACCTGTTTTTCTTTGCTCTATAAGTTCTGATTGTTGAGTGGCTTGTATTTTTGTTCTTTGATCTTTACGATCTTCTTTAATTTTGTCTTTAGCAACAACTGTTTCTGTTTCAAGTTGTTGGAGTTGTTTATTTAACTCAAACTCATGATCCATAAGACTTTTCTTTAAATTAGCTTCTAATTCTAATGTTTGTGCCTTATTAGCATTTTTAGCGTTCTCAAGTTTAATTTGTGTTTCTACTAAATTATCTTGTTTTTGTTTTTCAGCATCAACAGTAGCGTTAGCAGCGTCTGCTTGCGCTTTACCTTGAGCTTCTGTTTGTGCTAATTGATTTGCTTGATCTCTTTCTTCTTTTCTCTTTCTTCTAACTTTCAATAATTGATTAGCTAATTTTACGTTTTTAGTAGCACGTAAATCTATAGCGTCCTCAAGATTTATACCACCATCTCCTAAAGCTGTTTGTATATTATTCTCAAGCATTTGTTTCTCTTGCTCATCTGGTTCTAATTCTAAAAATATACCAAAGTCATACAAGTGTAGATTTTTCATTTCACTAAGAGTTGCCACATTGTGAGCACCTATTTGTTGTATAAAAGCATCTTTTGTTGGTGAGTACTCTATAATATCGGATATTCTAAGAGATAACGCTTCTGCAACTTCTTGTGTTAAGTACATTCCACCCTTTAATATATGTCTTGTTGCTGTGTTACTATTAGCAGCTGCCATCTTCTGTACTCCAACTAAAGATCTAACGTCAGGAGTACTAGCATCTGTAGCTTCGTTTAACCCAGTCACATCTCTTATCATTTGTAGATAATAGTTGTAAGTTTGTATTAAGCTTTGCATTTTTTGTCCACCAGCTCCATTAGGTAGTTCTTGAATAGGTATTTTACCTGGGTTACCATCTCCTTCTTGTGTTAGTGATCTACCAACAATCGAACCAGTTTGGAAGAACATGTTTAAAGCTTCTTGTGGATTATAATTTGTACCATTACCTAAATCAACTTCAGCCAAACCATCTACATCTAAAAATATTCCATCTGGAACCATTCTAGACATCACCTGTTGTAACTTTAAATGCGTTATTTGAATCATGTCAGCAAAACTAGTTATTCTGCTAACAAGCGATTCTATACGTCCCTCGTACATTCTTGGAGCACAAATAGCATAGTTCATTTTTACTTTAGTAAAATCACTTTTGGGACGCATCATATTTTTTGCTAATTCCCATTTTAATAATTTATCAGTACCAGCGATCATAGCACCCTCATATAAACACTCTGTAGCTCTTTCTAACTTTTCAAACTTATCGCTTGATCCTTTAGGTGGGTTAAATTGATCGTTTTTTAATATTGCTTTATCTCCTCCGCTACCAAGTTTTTTAACCTTATAAACCTCATTCATATAGGTTTTATAATTAAAATATAAAACTTGCACCGTGTTGTTATCATGTTTATCAACCTTTCCTACTTGATGTATTAAGGATGTCATTCTACGAGTAGAACTTTTTACAATGTCTTCTAAATCTTCTTGACTTAAATGAGGAAACTCTTTGATTAATTCGTTTATAGGTATTTCTTTTATTTCTCCAGCATAATAAATATCATCAAAATAAGGTGAGTCAGTATACGAATAAACTAAGTTGGCTGGATCAACGTAATCTATTTTCACACCCTCTGCTGTATTAAACGTTGTTTTAACTGCTCCAATACCTAAAACCGCTAAATCATAATAAAATCTCTTTTTTGTTAACTCGTATTTATTACCAGTCATCAACGTTGTTATAGCTTGCTCTTCTGCTAACTCCACGCCTTGCTTGTAATTAAGTTGCATATGTAACGAAAGTTCTTGATCTGAATCTGGTAAATCTTCTTTGTTTTCTTTTCTTAATTCTATATTAAAATTAGTTTTAGCAAAATCAGCGAATTCTTTAGTTTTCATTTCTTTAACTAAATCATCCATATATTTAGTTCTTTTGTTTACACCAAATTGATCTTGTGAATATGCTTTTACATCATATAATCTATCTGCTATTCCATTAACTATAATATCTACAAATTTAGGTATAATCGGGACCGGTGTCCAATCTAAGTTAAGATAAGATAAATCACCATTAATAGATAATTCATCTTTATATTTTTGTATTGATTGTTCTCCACGCGCGTATAAACGTAATCTATGAAACTTATTGTTACTCTGTCCAAACCTGGACGTTCCCTTATCATGAAACCACTCTTGTTCTATAGCTCTCGCTACTTTCAATCCATAATCGTAACTCATTTTCTCTAAGTCGCTAACGACTTGACTTGGAAAATTACTATGTAAAACTGACTCAGCCATACTTATTGTTTAATTAATTTAGATCTACCACCAGTATTTCCATATCTAGCAATATTTATATTTACTTTTTCTTTTTTTATTTCTGCATTAGGTCTGTATAAATGTCTATTACAAGCCATAACAGCTAATCCTGAACTAATAGTTGCATCATGCTTAGTTCTTTTTGTTATATCAAACCTACTCCAATCGTTTAATGTTCTATTAAAATACATGTTGCCAAAACTACCATCTTGTAAAACACCAACATTATTTTGAATGTACATCTCAACAGCGGCCGCGTGGGCTTGTTTTATATCTTCACTTGAGTTAGGTATACCACCAACTTCTTTTTCTGCTACAGATAGTTTTATCCAAAGTTTATCAGGTCGATTCATACTAAATCCTCTATATCCTCTACGTCTTAAATAATATAAAAGACGTGGTTTATTATTCTCTGCTAATATTGGCATTCCGTAGAAAGCTATAGCCATTAACATATCTTCAAAAAACATTTCTGCTGTTTGTGGTCTAGCTAAGTATTCTAAAAAAAACATATTAGCTGGAGCTTCTTCCATACTAAACTTGGTTAATCCGTGCAAAGCTCCTTTAGATCCAACTCCATCTACCGTTCCTGATATATCGTAACTATCACAACCAAACGCCCCCATATGTTCGTTACCAGGATATCTTATTCCATTTTTTAAAATAATATTATTTTGCAAATGTACTGGTGGTGTCCAACTTATTCTAAACCTACCTTTTGGATCTGGGTAAAATATAACTTTAGAATCTTTAATTCCATTTACCCACTGAAAGTTTCCAGACGTGATACCAAGAGTTCTAGACATCTCATCGTTATAATCTATCTGTTCGTATATCTTTACTAGATTAAAAATACTGTTTCTAGTTTCATCTCTAAACGCGTGCTCTTCTGTTCTAGGAAACTGTCTGTAAAACTCATTTAAACCATCTTGATCATTCTTTAAACCATCAGCTTCGTTTTGCCAATGCTCTATAATCCCTATGTCTATTAATTCACCATGTGGGTCGAAGACATCATCGTCCGGTGTATCAAACACAGGAGCTCCGTATCTGTCAATAAATCCTTCATAGTTCCATTCCATTGGAATAAAAAGAGAATATAACCCAGATTTTGTTTGTCCATTACGATTTCTTTCTGTAACATCTGATGCATTGTATAGTTTTTTAAAGTTATCCCCTCCTTTATCTAAAGCATTACTAGTTGATCCCATCATGCACTTACCTATAATTCTACTACCTAATCGTAAACATGTTTTTGTAACCCTCCAGTTGTTTAATATATTATCTGGTCTTTCCCATTTACCACTCTCATCATGTACTAGTAACGCTAATTTTTCACCGTCATAACTATTATCACCTGTGTTCTTCCAATCAATCGTGGTGTCTAAACCAACCATCTCTTCTAATCTTTCGTTAGATTCTAGTTTTTTTCTAGTGAATTTACTAGCCGGAACTCTATATGCTAATTCACTTTTAGGTCTATCCATACCGTCTTGGATAGGTTTAAAAAAGAAAGGATAATTAATTGAGATTGGAACAACTTTGTCTGTAAACATTTTCTTAGCATCTGCTCCTGATTTGGAAAGTATACCGTATCTAGAATCACTTGAGATAGTTGCTAAGTTAACTGCTTCTGCTGAAGACATGAAAGAAAATCCAGATCTACGGTTTTTTAGGTAACACATACCATAACACCGTTTATCTACTTTACACGCTTCCCAAAATATAAAGAACAATCTATTTGCTTCTCTAAAATCTGGGGCTCCAACGTCAATTTTACTCCATTGTAAGTACATATAGTGCGTACCTGTTATATATGTTGGTTTACCTTTGTTCATAAACCAAAAACCATCTTCTCTACGTTGAAACTCTTCATCTATATAGTCGTACCATTTACTTTTTTGATCATCCGGGTACATTCTCCAATCGAAGATGTTTTTTATATTTTTTAATTCTTTTGGGTACTCAAACTGTTTCCAATATTGTTCTTCTTTTTTCTTAGAACTACTATATATATTTATAGGTTTTGGTAGTGCTATCCTAAGATTTTGGATTTCACAGATTTCGCCAATTTGACCACTTTTTGATAATATGATAATATCATGTTCTTTATTGTATCCATATTTCCATTTTTTACCTTTATTCATACGCTTTATAGTCGTATGTTTAATAGGTTCTATTATTTTATATAACGTTTGCTCGTACATTACTTAGATCTTCCTTCAGCAAAACCTTTAAAAGCTCTTACTTGTTTTTCCTCAGGTTCTTTACCCTCGATAATATTCTCTTCCTCTTGTATTCTATTAAGTATTTCAAAAGCATCAAAGATGGCGAGTTTTTTGGTAGCGGCAGCATTCTTAAGTCTGTCTGCTGTAATATCATCTCCACTATCAACGATAGCTTCTTTCGCAACTTTAATAAGTTCATCGACTGCTTTGTGTCCAGCTTGGATTATACGCTTCTTCGTTTCCTTGATATTCATATTTGATTGTAATTAAATTTGATAAAACTCTATATAGTCTTTTTCCTTCTATTATAAATTCATATTCAGAATTAGGTTTAAAACCTATTAAATCACCTTCATTAACTGTTCCATCTGAATATTTAACAATACCAGTTAAAGGTTTTTCATCTTCTAAACTAAATATGTCATTATTCTTTATAGGTTGAACAAAACAATATCCTTTAGGAGCATTCCATTTATTGTTTCTTTTATAAAGAAATATTTGTTCTGAAGTTACAAAATAAGTATTTTCATTAAAGTAACTTCTACTATTCTTCTCTATACCATGTTGATTGTGCCACCTACGAAATACATTGTGATGAACTACAACTGTATCTCCTGGCTTTATATCTGTTTCCCCAAGTATAGGTGTTGATACAACAACTGCTTCTCTATTTACATATTGATGATTAAAAATCTCAGTGTTTAATATAAGATCTTTATCACCAATTTTAGCGGTATTATTATATCTATTTCCTTTTGGTTGTATTACAAAATCGTATACACTTTTCATTAATATTCCAAATTATATTCTACAGATACAGCCATGTTTTTATTAAAATCTTTCCAAGGTAAAACATCCTTACCTTTTTTAATATAAACAGAGTACTTATCATCTTCTTCTATAATATCACAAATAGTATGGCCTCCATATACCTCTTGACCAACCGCATAGTGCATCGCATCGTTTTTGTAATCTTTACCAACACTAATCTTCCTTATCAGTTTGCTCATTTTCGTAAGTTATCTCTCCTGTATGGATATTAATATTATTTGACCCGTATTTGTCTTGGAATCTATTTTGTAACAAAGTCATTTCATCTTGCACGCCAGCTAGATAATGTAACATACCGTGTTTTCTAGCTTCTAATGTACCTAATTCCATGTGTGTTTGATTTATTTTTCCAACCACCATTTGGACTTCTTTTAATTCTTCAGTATTAATATTACTAGATTTAGTAAAATCAATAATTTCTTCTTTCTTTTTTGTTTTTGTTTTTGCCATTTTTATTTAATTTAAATTAATTTAATTATTTATTATCTTTCAAACGATAATATCATATGTATTGGGTGTGCGTTCATTATCTCGTCATTCGCTGATATTGCCACTTTATTGTTAGCTGTTAAAATAATATCGTCATTTGTTAGTGATTGAACTGTACCAATTGCTGTTTCAGAATCATGAACGTGTACGGTGTCTCCTTCATCAAAAAAGAGTCTAGGGTCTACTGTTTTAGTTACAAATGTTGAAGCACTATTTATGTCTGTGTTAGCGTTGGCTAAAACCCCTGTGGAGTAATTCCAACCACTTCCAGCTCCTACTGTAGCAGCTATATACAATGTGTCGTACCCAACGTTATCACCAGTATGAGGTTCGCCTTCTAAAACCATTGTTAACGATTGATTTGATCCAGCACCATGTCCACAGCTAGCCGCGTGAATATTAGATAAATCTTCTTTCCAATCACCGGTAGGTATCGACATTACTCCACATAAGTTTTTATAGTAACCTTTACCATCTGCTGAAGCATTACCAGTTCCTATAGATTCTGGGGCTTTACCCTCAAAAGTTCTAGCAAAATATACATCTATTGTTTTTTCTGTTTGACTTCCTCTCATGAAAGTGTTTATGTCAGTTAATTTTGCTGCTCCTCTTGGTATTTGAAAAGCATGCCAATCAAAAAGAACATCTCCAGCTCCAAAAACCATATCAGTTTTATCAGGTTCTATTTGTGTTGCCATTGGTAATAGTGGTTTCACGTGTACTGTGAAAAATTTACTTGTTGCCATAATTTATTTTTTTACTTTTTCTAGTGATCTACCACCGAAGTAAGCACCAATCACCGTTATTAATACTAATTGTAATAAGTCAGTCCACTTGTCTTGTACTGTAAAACTAATAACTCCAGCATCGATAAATATCAATAATACTGTAGCTACTACTAAAAATACTAAAACCATTGGACGTATGTTTTTAGATAGCCATGAATCTGACTGCATATCCATTTTCCATCTCTCTGTTATTGTTTTCTCCATTTCTACTTCATAGTTGGATACTAACTTTTTTATTTCTTGTTCAGCAGCAAGCTTTTCTTCTTTAGATGTATGTAGATTATCTATAACTCCACCTACACCTTTTACTAATTCTGTTGCTCCGCTTGAAAATACTTTTCCTAATATATTCATAATTAAATTTTATTATCCTAAAGTTGGTCTCATTCCACCACCTCCTAAATCAGTGTTTGATGCTTCATCTCTTTGGTTTTTATGAAACTCGTTAGTTGCATGTCTATCTTGCATTCCTTTTACAGCTGAATAGCGGTCGTCTCCACCATCTTTTTTGTTTTTCGCAACAGCTCCCCAACTAAGTCCAGAAGCTTTTGTTGTTTTCATACCTTTTGGTGTTGAATCAACCGATCCATCCGGATTGAATTTTGTTTGATTTAAAGGGGATTTTAAATACAGTCTATCTCCATGTGGACCACCGGGTTCAACATCAACGTAAGTTCCTTTTTTACCTTTTTTAGTTTTACTTAATGATCCTTCGTCAACTTTATCTGAACTAATTTTAGTTCCATCACTTTTGTAATAAAAATCTTTTCCTATATCTTTACGTTTAGGATTATTGTGTTTTCCATAAGTAGTGATTTTACCTTTTTGTTTATCAAAATCAGATTTTGCCTTACTATTCTTCTTCATTTTATGATCTATAACATCTGATGGAAAATCTTTACTTTCTTGAAATGCGTATTTTGCACTTTCAGGTCCATCTCCATATTTAAACGATTCATCTATCTCTTTTCGAGTAGGTTTCTTTTTGGTTTCAATTGGAGCTCCTTTTGTGTCCTTGTAAGGTGCTTGTTGAAACGGTGATGATTTAGCTCTTTTACCGCCATCAGCTTTCATAGAAGCAAGATGTTTATTCATATTAATAATAGGTTTGTCATTACCTTTAAAAACCATACCGTTCATTCCTTTTTTCTTCATATTTTAATGTTTTTCCCAAGGAAGATCTTTACTACCTTCTGGTAACCAATCTCCTTTATAGTTAACTTTTCCGTTTTTTCTTTCGTACTTTTTACCGTTCCATTTTATCGAGTCATCATCGTATCCTAATTTACCAGTTTTCATATCCATCATATGCTTAGCCTCGTGTTTTATAACTTTTTTCTCAAGTGGACTACCATCTGGAATTTGATCACTAATAAATATAGTACCGTCGTTGTTAGCTTCACCTTGTATACCTTCGCCTAGTGGTTTTTTTATAACAACAGGTGTAGAAGACCCTTTCCCTCTATTGCTCTTAAATTTAAGTTTATCTCGTATCTCACCTTGAGATGCTTGTAAACCTTTATTTTTACCCATTTTATAAGCCATTATTGACTTAATAGTTGCGAAGCAGTATTTATAGAGTTTCTTCTATCTGCTTTTGAGTTGTACTTTTGTTTACCACCACCACTTTTTTTACCTCCTTGAGATGGCGTTCCTGTCCCATAACCATAACTTCTACCTTCTCTAGCAGCAGCTAACCTTCCTTCGTGTTCTGCTTTTGTTAAAGCTTGATCTCTATCTTTTTGATTTGCTTTCTGACGTTTTCTGTCTGCTCTATTTTCTGATGCTCTTTTTCTACCTTTTAAAATACCTCTTCTCACCCATTGAGCAGCTCTACCTACAGCGTGTCTTTTTTCACCTTTTTTGTTTATTAGTTTACCACCTCTTTCGGTAGCCACACCTTCTTTTTCATCTGTACTAGATATGTCTTTCAGTTTAGCAGCTCTCTTTTTAATTTTCTCATCTAAATCAACAACCTTGCTTTTTCTTCTTTTTTCTCTATAAGACTCATACTCACTTGGATCGTAATCCTCTTCTCTATAACCCTCACCGCTAACATCACCTTTACTAGTTTTAGTGTTGTTATTAGTGTTAGCGTTAGCGTTAGTGTTGGTATTGTTTTCTCCTCCACCAGTCATCTTTTCCCAATTGTCATGAGTGTCATTAATTCCAAGACGCCATTCTGGATTTAATTTTCCATCCTTAAAATGAGGTACATACTTTGGTTTTGTTAAAGTAAGTTTTGGTTTTTTAAATTTTGGATTTAGAGACAAACCAGAATAACTACCACCGTCTTTAATTGATGTCTCGTTATTATTATCTGATTTTTTAGATTTACTAGCCTTATGTCTTTTAGCTAATTCAACCTTTGTTATATTCAATCTCTTAGCTTCAGCTGTTGGATTTTCTGTACCATAAGTTTCTGTATTCCAATTTTTAGCCTTATCAACATCTCCACCTCCTTCTTTGTACTTTTCATAAGAAGTAAATTTATCGTCTTCAGTTTGTTTGAACGGAGATGGAACCCTACCACTTTGTTTTATCGTCTTTCCATAGAAAGAACTACCTTTCATTTTAAATCCCATATTATTTTTTCTTTTTTATTTTAGGCCAATTTTTATTAACAACATTAAGAGAATCAGATACATGTGCAAATCTATCCGTAGCAACATTGTAATCTTTTGTTGCGGATTTTTCTTTTTTTGTTAAATCATCATATTCTTTCTTACTTAAACTCTTACCATATCTTGGGTCGTCATAATGTTTGTTAAGTTTACCTGTTTGTTTTTTTACATTTTTATGAGCTTTACTAAGAACTTCTTCTTGGGATTGCCCTCTCTTATTGGATCTATTTTCAAAAGTACTTGTTTTATACTTTTTATCATCTATAGTATGAGCGTGTTTAGTTTCGTCTTTTTTAATTCTTTTTTGCTTTAAAGGCGATTTACCATAAAAAGCAGTACCCTTCATTTTATATCCCATAGTTTTATTTTTATGATGCTAACATACTCCCTGCTTGACTTATCGCTGATATCTTTGCTTCATCAGTTTGTTCTTTCTTCTTATTGTTTTCGTCAGCTATTTCTTCAGATTCTTTTTTATCTCCTTCAGTCTTTTTTTCTTCAGTTTTCTGATCAGGAGTTTTTATACTTTCTTGCTTTTTTATTTCTTGTTGATTTCCGCTTTCATTACCTGGTCCTTCGTTGGCTGGACATCCGTCTGGTGTACAAGCACTTTCAAGTGGTGATTTATAAAAAGCAGGTGTTGGAGGAGCCATTGGTCCTTCAGATCCTTCAGTACCTTTGTTTAGAGGACTTCTATATAAAGATGGTCCTTTCATTTTAAATGGTTTATACATAATTATCTTTCTTTATCTTTAATCATATCATCAATAGCTTTGTTGTAAACCTTATCTGTATATGATTTGTTATTGTAAAAAACACTTCTATCTGACGTAGGCATATCCTCTTCGCCTAAAAGTATTCTGTAAATTCTACTTATCATTTGAGAGCATTTAAAAGATGTTTTGAAAATACTATATTTAATAGTAGTACGGTTTCTATGTCTCCATGTTTCTATCCAACCATCTCTTCTTAGTCTCTCCCATCTGTTTTTATCCCATGAGTACGTGTAAGTACCATCTAAAAACTCTTGTCGTGTAAATCTTTCTTTACAATCTAAATAAATTAATAATTCTAAATCTGCGTCTTTTAATCCGTAAGTTTTACAGACCCACTTTCTAGTGAGCCTGTAATACTTAAGGATATTCATTTCACGCAAATCTTGCGCGGTTAATCTCAACTATTAACTTAAAGCAGTTGATACTAAAGCAGTGTTAGCCGTACCACCAGTATGAACTATTCCAGTTTTAGTATGAAACTCAGCTATTGATGGAATTAAGTTAAATATCGTTTGTTTAGAATGAGCTTTATCACCACTAAGTTCAGCTATTCTTTCAGCAAGATATACTCCAATTTTTGAGCAATTTAAAAGTTTTTCTGCCGCATCAGTACCATCAACAGTAAATGTCATAGTACCCCAAGGACCAACTAAAGTTGTAGTAGTTGCAGTAGCACCAATGTTTACTTCTAAATTGTCTACATCTACATTAAGAATTGTTCCTGTGTTAGCAACGATAGCATCAGATGTTACCGTTTCAATTTTCATTAATTTCATGATTTTGTTTTTTTTGTTAATTAATAATTTGTTTTCGTTTTTTGTTTAAGGTTTGTGGGTTATGGTTTTGGTTAATCTATTAATACCACGTCTCTTGATATAATAACGTGATATAATATATCTTTATATTGTATACCGTGTCCAGCGTGTTTATCATAATAAACGGTATCATTATCTTCTATTCCTTCAACTAAGTTTCCTACTGAAATAACCTTAGCCCTTATATACCTATTGTCACTGTCCACATCTTCTGTTAATATTAAACCAGCGATCTTTTTAGGTTCTCTTTTTATATTTTCTACTATTATGTAATTATTAACTGCCTTCATTTGTTCTCATATTTGAAATTACACAATCGGCTGATATAATAGTAGTCACAACAGAAACCGCATTTTTAAGTGCGGACTTGGTAACAAGTACTGGATCGATAATACCTTTGTCAATCATATTAACAGAATTACCAGTTACTACATCAACACCTAATCCTTTTTCTGGTCTTGGTGCTATTTGTTCTAAGCCAGCATTTATTAATATAGTATCAAATGGAGCTCTTATAGATCTCAATAAAATCTCTTCTCCAGCGTTTTCAGGGTGAACTTGTTGTGATGCGTTAAGTAAAGCAACCCCACCTCCTGAAACAATACCTTCTTGTAAAGCTGCTTTTGTAGCATAAATAGCATCTTCAACTCTGTCTTTCTTTTCTTTAAGCTCAACTTTAGAATCAGCACCTACTTTCACTATACCTACTTTACCTCGTAGCATTGCTAATCTATTTTCTAACTTCTTTTTTATAAAAGGATCTTTACCTTCTACTTTTTTGATTTTTTTCTTTATACTTTTAATTCTTTCTTCAAAAGTATCTTTTAATTCATCGACAAACTCTAAAGTAGTTATAACTGTGCTTTTAGTATCTGTAACAACTTTGTTTGCTTCTCCTAAACAATCTATATCTATAAGATCTAAATCATCTCCTAATTCTTCGTTCATAACCGTAGCACCTGTTAAAAAAGCTAAATCTTCTGTTGTATCTTGCTTAGTAGGACCAAAGCCTGGTAAATCAATAATATTTACTTTAATATTACCTTTTACTTTGTTCATAAGCAAAGCTGCTTTAACTTGTTGCGCTACTGGCGCTACTATTAATAAAGATCGTGATTTTTTGATTACGTGCTCTAATACTTTTTGGATTTTTCTTACATTAGGTATTTCAGAAGAAACTATAAGTATTAGTGGGTTATCTAACTCACATTTTTGTTTATCTTTATCTGTAATAAAATGTGGTGATGTGATACCAGAATCTAATTGTACACCATCCACTATTTCTATATAAGTTTTTTCAGTTGGTGACTCTTCCATCAAAACCACACCGTCTTTACCAACTTCTTGATAAGCTTCAGCTATAATCTCTCCAAGTTTGTAGTCATTATTACAACTAATTGAACTTACATGCTTTAACATGTCTCCTTCAATTTTTATAGCTGCTTCGTTTAGGTAATCGTTGACTTTTTGTAGTCCAGAGCCGATACCTTCTTTAATTTCCCTAATAGTTGCACTTGAAGTGTTGTTGTTAACTTGTTTTATAAGAGATTCAGCTAAAACAGTGGCGGTAGTAGTACCATCACCCGCTTCTCTTACTGTGTTTTTAGCAGCTTCTTTTATTAAAGTAGCTCCTATGTTTTCAACCGGATCATACAAGACTACGCTTTCTGCAACGGTTACACCGTCTTTTGTGATTACCGGTTTTCCTCTAGCGTCTTCGTAAATAACGCATTTTCCTGAGGCTCCTAGGGTAGATTTTACAGCTTTTGTAAGTTTTTCTACACCTGCAATTATTCTTTTTTTCGCATCATCGCCAAAATTTACATCTTTGACAATCTCGCTTGGTTGATTGAATTCCATATTAAATTAAATTTGATTAAATTATACTTCTTTTAGAATGTTTTTACTACTTTTGGGCCTTTTGTAGCCTCTAATTTCTTCGAGAAATGGTCAACGCTTCCGTCAATTGCTGCTTCAGCGCCTTCTATGGTCTCTCTACGTGTAACATCATGCCAATTTTTGTCATTTTCTGGGTCATTCACCTCCGTTTGGTAAAATCCATTCGGTAATTGTGTGATTCTCCAGTTCTTTTTATCAGCTAGATGTGTCCACTGGTTAATAGTTTTTTCATTCGGTTTAACATTGCTAGTCATTGTACTAGTCTTGTAATATAAATAAGTCATTTTTTTGGTTTTTTTTGGTTAATATTGACTTGGTTTAGGGTCTTTCCCTAGTTTTTCTTATATTTAGGATTCTTAATATCCTTTTTATCAGTCGGTTTATAATATTTTGGATTTGCTTCAGCACCACGTAGATCTCGTATTTCTGATCGAGTTGCCATATCTAAGTTAACTGGAAGATCTTTTCTAGGACCTTTTGACATAGCTCTTGAAGTATATGTTGACGCATCTTTATACCGAGCGTCTCCCTTTTTATGATAATCAGCTGTTGCTTGTACTTCTTCTGTATGAGGGTGTTTGTGAGTATCTTTTTCGGGTTTATCTCCAAATTTAGCCTCCCAAGCGCCTGATTCTTTTGGTTTGTGTTTTAATGGAGATTTTCCGTAAAAAGAAGATCCTTTCATTTTGTATGCCATAGTTTTATAATTTACAACCTTTTGGTTTTTTTCCAGCACCTGTTATATCACAAAGATTTAATCGTTTAGCTAAACTCTTCTGTTGTCTCTTCTTGCCTCTTTCAACAGCCATTTTATCTGACATGTTTCTAATTGCTCTTCCTGGCGCTGTTAATACTTTTCTTATTTTTCTCTTTCTTCTAGTTTTCTTTCTTTCTTTTTCCTTTTTAAACTCATCCTCTTTCCACTTCTGCAAATCTTCTTCTTTTTTCTTTTGCTTCATTTTGTACTCGTCAGATTTCTTGTACTCACGTTCTTTCTCTCTTTCTAACTGCATTTTTTTATTAAAAGCTAAATACTCTTCTTTTTCTTTCTCTCCCCAACCGTACTTATCAACCTTGTCAACGGTTTTCTTTTTTGAAGTTTTTACTTTTTCAGGACCTGTTTCAGAAACCTCTTCTCTACCTTTAACATGTGTTTTAGGATCGTATTTGGTGTTTCTTTTTACTTTACCAGATTTAACGTCTTCTTTGTATTTTTTATATTTAGCTATCTCTTCAGGAGTGGTTGCTCTTTTTTCAACTTTAGTACGACTAGTACCCGTAGTCTTATAAGTCTTCTTAGTTTTTGTTCCACCACCTTCTTTTGGAGTAGTTACATCTGAAATTAGTTTTTCTGGTCCCCATTTAATCTCTTCTTTTCCACCTCCACCACCACCAACGGGCTTAGCTTTAAATGGAGAAGGTACTCTTCCACTTTGTTTTATTGTTTTCCCATACAGATGGGAACCTTTCATTTTAAACATAATTTTTGTTTTTATTAATTAGCTTTTTCTGCATCTCGTTCACCACGTTGAGGTTCTCTCACTCTTTTAGGACGTTTAGGAATTCTTTCTCTATCTAATTTAAGACGTTCACGGTATTCTGGATTTCTATTGATAAAACCTCTTTCATCTTGAATGTACTTCCCATCTTCAAAAATTGGATCATTTGGATCAAATCTTCCTAACCCGCCAATTCTCTCCTCCTTCATATCTTCTCCTTTAGCTCTGGGTGAGGAAAGAGTTGGTTCAAGCTTACTGGGTTTCCTACCCATGTAAGATGGTTTTTCTAGATCAGGGTCTGTCATTGCCAATCTAGTCCGCTTTGGTTTTTCCATTTCATTAGATTTTTGCATAGCTTTTGGAGGTTCCATACCTTGTTTGAATGGAGAAGTATTACTTCTGCTAGAGTGTGTTGTGTTTATTGGTGCTTTACCGTTTGTTGCTGTTGTTTTTATTTTGTATGCCATAATTTTATTTTTACCAAGATCCCTTGTCTACCATTGTTTTACCAAGTTTATCTCCTTGTTTTTTGAATTTTTTTCTTTGTCTATCCATTAATAATTCAGACTGTGTCTTATCTTTTGTACCACCTCCACCTTCAGCTAAATCACCAGCTGATGTAGCTATAGGTCTAGTTTTCATTGGTGATCTATATTGTAATGGATTTGTATTTAATGTCAACTTCATAGGAGAAGAGTTACAATGCGTAACATCGATCGGTGCCTTACCTATTTTAGTTGTTTTTATATTATAAGCCATTATTTATCTTTTTTAGCTAACGTGCTAGCGCCCTCTTTCAACTGATCTCTTCTTTGTTTCTGCAATACTTTAGCATTGTTAGACATTTTAGTTTTTCTTTGTCTTTGTCTTTGTAATATTTTAGCATTGTTAGATATTGAGGTCTTTCTTTCTGACTTCTGCTCCCCTGTTGTAGCGCCAGTTTTCATCATTTGATCAGCATCACGTTGTGTAAAGCCCTCGCTTAATAATTGTTCTTTAGTTTTCTTTTGATATAAAGGACCTTTCTTTTTAAGTCCAGATAAGTGATCTTCAGCCGCGTCAACATCTGTATAACCTTTTATTTCTTTTTTAGCTTCTTGGAACTGTTTTTTAGTTATTTTACCTTTTTTAAATTCTTCTTTTTTCCCTTGTATAAGTTTTCTATTAGATTTCCTAAGAGTTTTTTTACCCTTCTTCGCTTTCTTTTTATTTGCATCAAACATCTTTTGTTGTTCGCTACCTTTGTCGAAGTCTGAGCGTTTTACCTTTGGATCAGTTTTCGAAATACCTGGAAATAAAACATCAGTTTTCGAAATACCTCTTGCTGAGTATTCTGTTTTTGGAATATCTTTTTCTTTTCTATACTCGTCAGTACCTTCAAAAGTAGGGTCTGGTCTATCTTTTTGTTTAAATGGAGAGGTATAACTATTTCTCTCAGTCGACCCATGTGTCTTAGGGTACAACGAGGGTCCCTTCATTTTAAATCCTGTGTTTTCTTTAAATTTAGGCATTTTTATATTTTTATTAATTATGCTACTGCTTCTTCTTCTGCTGCTGGATCTGCCGCTGGTGTTGCTGCCGGTGCTGGTGCTGGCGCACCTCCTGCCGCTTGCATTCCACCGTCTGCTCCGTGTGTATGAGCA